CGATCTATTTAAAGATACTAATCACCACATCGGTGGTTACTCTTCTGAATATTTTCGATTACGATCTTACCTCGATGATCCGTTTGCTCTTAAGATTACGCGAATGCGGAGTTTTATAGCAAATGTTCTTGGTGCATTCGATGAGGATGAGTGGTTCTATGCTTCGCAGCATAGTGGTGGGACTACTGTTGGTCTAAAATATACTAACACATCGTTAGATTTTAAATTCAACTACCCACTATCAACCACAAAACGTGTCGTACCTTTGTTCGAAAGATACTGCATTTGGGATAGCCTTCTAAAAACGGCTATAGATGAACATAATAAATATTCATCAAAACCCAAGTACCTAATCGTCGAAGGTTCTAGTACAACTACCGTACCCAAGTATAATCATATTGACCGCACTATAGCAAAAGAACCAACCCTTAATATGTTTTTTCAAAAAGGTTTGGCTATTATGCTTGAAGAACGGTTACGTGATATACTTGGTGTTGACATAAGAAGTGCTCAAGAAAAACATAGGATTAAGGCTTTTGAATCAAGTTGTGGTTGCCACTTGGCCACCATCGACTTCTCTTCTGCCTCTGACTGTGTTTCAACAGAGTTACTTAGGTTGGTATTACCTCCTGAGTGGTTTTATGTTATTGATTGGGTACGTTCGCCTTCGACTTATGTCGATGGTGAATTACTTAATCTTAATATGATATCTACTATGGGTAACGCAACAACGTTCCCCTTAGAGCTTCTTATTTTCTATGCTGCTGCATATGCAGTTACTCACCAATACACGAGTCGTTTCTCTAGTTTACCTGTGAAGGAAACTAGGAGCGACATATTCGTGTTTGGTGATGATTGCATTTTGCCTTCACGTAACGCTGGCGACTTCGTTAGCTTATGTGAAGCCTTAGGCTTTATCGTAAATCACGATAAATCTTTCCTAATGGATTGCGGCTTTAGAGAGTCATGCGGCGCCGATTACTATCGGGGCCGTAACGTACGTGCTTTTTATCTAAAAGCACCGGACAAGTTGACCGCCAGCAGTTATGAGGCTTGGTTGTATACGATTTGGAATGAGGTCATAAAGAAATACATAACGTATTTCGGGCCTCTTTCCTACGTATACCATGCTGAGCACTTCATAGCCTGCTGGTGTGATGCTTTTAATCAGCTTACGACAAGGATTAAGATCGTACCTGGTTACTTTCCTTCCGACTCCGGTATCTTGTTCAGTAACGATTTATTTCGTTGTTCGCTTTTTGCGCGGACTTCCGTCCAACCATTAGCGGTGAACAAACACGGTACCGTAACTTTCAACTATATGAGATTTACATATCCGTTTCAGCAAGTTGCTGACGGATACTCATATTATTGGCAGAGACTAAAATTTCAGAACCCTCCCGATGATCATTTAGATCAGCTGAGAGTGTCGAAAGTGAAAGGTTCGTATGTAGTTGGGAGGGGTATTGG